GCCTTGATTGGGCTCAGTACAAGGCTTAATTAAAAAGGCATAGAAAAAAGTATCAGCAGCGAAATAAAACGGTTCTGCGGAGAGATTAGAGGGGGGATACCACCCTCCCTGGTGTGTGCTCCGTCTTTCATGCCGTCACTGTACATTTTTTTTCTTGAGTGAGAAAAAGCAAGGATGAAAGGACGTGAAGAAATGAATAAAAGATGCTCTAAATGCGGAGAAATAAAAGAACTCAATGAATTAAATTTTGCTAAAAAGAATACAGGTAAAGATGGTTTTGATTCGCAATGTAAAGAATGCAAAAGAGCATATGACAAAGAAAGATATGAGAAAAAAAGAGCAGAAATATTAAAACAGAAAAAAGAATACTACAACAAAAATGCAAAAACACTTAAAGAAAAATCTCTTAATTATTATTCTAAAAATAAAGAAAAATGCAAAGAATCCAACTCTAAATGGCAGAAAGAGAATCCAACAAAGCGTAGGTTAATCAATGCTAAACTACGAACATTTGAGAATGGTGCAGAAAGCACATTAACCGAGACTGAATGGAATGCAGTTAGTGAATACTTCAACAATTCTTGTGCCTATTGTGGTATGACGGAGAAAGAAAGTTTAAAGGTATACGGTGAACTCTTACATCATGAACATGTTATTCCATTAGTTGACGGTGGGGCATATAGCCTTGGAAATATTGTTCCTTCTTGTAGGAGTTGTAATTCAAGCAAAATGAATCATGATTTCTATGACTGGTACCCTACAAGTAACGTTTATGACAGTATTAGAGAGAAAAAGATTATCCGTTATCTTAATAAATGTGTGGAGGAGGTGTCAAAGTTACCCTATGAAAGGAATCGAATACTTAAGAAAAAAGCTCAACAAACACGAAAGAAGAGTCAATCTCAGGTACAAGCAGTACGACATGAAATATCAGGATGCAAATGTCGGTATAACAATACCACCTGAAATAAGGGTAAGATATAAGGCCGTCCTTGGCTGGTGTGCAAAGGGTGTTGATAGCTTAGCTGACAGACTGGTCTTCCGAGAATTTGAAAATGACAATTTTGAGGTCAATGAGATATTCAACATGAATAATCCTGACACTCTTTTTGATAGCGCAGTGCTTTCAGCTTTGATTGCGTCCTGTTGCTTCGTCTACATCTCAAAGGGAGAGGGCGATATGCCGAGGCTGCAGGTGATAGAGGCAGCCAACGCTACAGGAGTTATAGACCCGATCACCGGCCTGCTTGAAGAAGGTTACGCTGTCCTGGAGAGGAACGAGCAGGGGAAACCAAGTCTTGAGGCGTACTTTCTCCCAGGGGCAACGCACTACTATACGGATGAAAAGTTTAGCTACAGCATAAAAAACAATGTTGGCCATCCATTGCTGGTGCCGATCATTCACAGGCCCGATGCAGTCAGGCCGTTCGGCAGAAGCAGAATTACCCGGGCAGGAATGTACTATCAGAAATATGCAAAGAGGACTCTAGAGAGAGCGGATATTACTGCAGAATTCTATTCGTTCCCCCAAAAATATGTTACCGGAATAAGCCAAGACGCGGAGGCAATGGATACCTGGAAAGCCACAATATCATCCATGCTCCAATTTACGAAGGATGAAGAGGGGGAAAGTCCAAAACTAGGACAATTCACCACTCCCTCTATGTCGCCTTTTACAGAACAGCTACGGACGGCGGCTGCAGGGTTCGCCGGCGAAATGGGTCTGACGTTGGATGACCTGGGTTTTGTGTCGGATAACCCTTCCAGTGTGGAGGCGATAAAGGCATCCCATGAAAACTTGAGGCTGGCCGGGAAAAAGGCACAAAGATGTCTCGGGAGTGGGCTATTGAATGTCGGCTACCTGGCAGCCTGCCTGAGGGATGATTACCCCTACTTCCGGAGCCAGTTCTACCAAACAACGGCAAAGTGGGAGCCGTTATTTGAAGCAGACGCATCAACCTTGTCTCTGATTGGAGATGGAGCTATTAAAATAAATCAGGCCGTCCCCGGTTACATGGACAGTGGCACCTTGCGAGATCTGACCGGCGTAAAAGGGGCTGGTGAGTAATGGAGAAGGATATTGTTCCCGAGCTGCTTGCACTCATCGAAAGCGAATTTGACAGAAATGTACTTGACAGCGATATTATAAAGCAGGCTGCAAAGCGACTGGGAGAGAAGCAGGCGACCTATAAGGATGCCAATGAGTTTGCCATTGAGGTAGGGGAGATTCTTTCACAGGTCTTCAAGGAGCACATCACCGTCGACATGTTGCCGGAAGGAAAAATGTACTACAATATTGCCAACAGGATCCTCAATCCAACTATGAGCAAGAACCATGAATTAATCTCCGGCTATGCGGCCGATGTTCAGACCGAGCTCAACCGTAACGCAGGGTTGAGGATCAAGGGGTTAAAACCGGAGCTCAATCAGGATAGAATAGACGGCATTATTAACAGGATCTCCGACGAGGATGATTTTGAGAAAATAAAGTGGATATTAGACGAACCTGTAAAGAATTTCAGCCAGAGCATTATCGATGATACAATTCGAAAAAATATCCAATTTCACGCAAGAGCAGGCCTGAAACCCCAGATCATCAGACGACAGGCGGGAAACTGCTGCGACTGGTGTGCAGAAATTGTAGGAACATATGAATACCCCGACGTCCCTGAAGACGTGTATCGCAGGCACCGGTTTTGCAGATGTACCGTGGAATATGATCCCGGAGATGGAAAAAGGCAAAATGTCCACACAAAAGAATGGATAGACCCCGAAAAAGATGCTAAGATAGAAGCGAGGAAGAAGATAGGGTTACCACAGGATGACATTCAACTCCCAAGGTCTGTTGGTGCAAAAGCAAGAGATATTTTAGTAAAATACGATATCCCTGTTCGAGGAGAGGCGGTAATAAAAGATGGTTCAGTAATTAAACAAGTAAATGTGATTGCTGGAAAAGGAGTTAAGCGTCAAATCGAAGATATCAATCGTTTAGTAAAAGAGAATCCTGGAACAAAGCCGACCGATTGGAAAAAGATGACCGGAATAGCAGAAATGTCTAACGGAAAAAAGGCCGAGGTACACTGGTATCAGGCGCCCAATGTTGGGAAAATAGAATTTAAGGTTAAGAGGTGGGTGTAATGAAAGTCAGATATACTGGAAAAACAGAATCCTTCTCTTTAGATAATAATAAGATTTACGATGTTTTGTCTGTAGAGGAAGGTTGGTATAGGATTGTTGATAAATCGGGTGAAGATTTTCTGTATCCGCCGGAAGAATTTGAAATAGTCGAGTAATCAGACGTTATGAAAATTGAAGTATTGGTTAAAAAGCACTTATTAAGCAAAAACCGTGAGTGCTTTTATTATGCCCATTTTTAGGAGGTGATCCGGGTATCTCCCAGCGACAGGGGTATCATGCGTCGATTGAAGGGTGATTCAAATGGCGAAAAAAAGAATTGGCAATCAAAACTTCACTCAATCGGTAATTTTGCCATATAAAAAAAGCCTATATAAAAAAGCTATTACGACTTACGAACGCTCTGGAAGAGATGCTCAGGAGTGGCAAGTCAACCTGGCAAAACATATTTACGCAGTTAACAAAGATGGCTTGTGGGTCCATACCAAGTTCGGTTATTCCCTCCCACGCAGAAACGGGAAAAATGAGGTTGTTGCCATCCGGGAGATGCAGGGGCTGCTAGATGGTGAGCAGATACTCCATACAGCCCATCGAACTACCACCAGCCATACGGCATGGGAAAGGTTATGTAGGCTGCTAGACTCAGCTGGGATTAAATACGAATCTTTAAGGGCCACCGGCAGAGAAAGGATTGGTATACCCGAAACCGGCGGCGGAGCGGAATTTCGGACAAGGACATCTACCGGCGGACTCGGCGAAGGATTTGACCTCCTTGTCATCGACGAGGCACAGGAGTACACTGCAGATCAAGAATCGGCTCTGAAGTATGTCGTTACCGACAGCCGAAATCCTCAAACAATTTTTTGCGGGACACCTCCGACACCGTTAAGCGCCGGAACGGTGTTTGTTGATTATAGAAACAGTGTATTGAGTGGAGTTGTTGAAAACGCTGGCTGGGCAGAATGGGGCATCGAAGAAGAAGTAGATGATATTAGAGATAAAGAACTTTGGTATCTTTGTAACCCTTCTCTAGGCACAATATTTACTGAGCGCTCTGTTCAAGATGAAATAGGCGAAGATAAAATCGACTTCATGATTCAACGGCTAGGGCTGTGGATCCGCTACAATCAGAAATCGGCCATATCAGAAAACGAATGGAAAGAGCTTAAAGTAGAAAGTAAGCCTAATTTAGCGGGTAAGCTATTTGTCGGTATAAAGTATGGCAATGATGGCGCAAATGTAGCAATGAGTATTGCGGTTAGAACGAATGACAAGAGGATATTCGTTGAGTCACTTGATTGCCAATCAATCCGGAACGGGAACAGCTGGATAATTAACTTTCTCAGGAAAGCAAATGTTGCCTCTGTGGTGATTGATGGGGCTTCCGGCCAGAACATCCTGGCAAAGGAAATGAAGGATTGCGGACTGAAAGAACCTACTCTACCAACTGTAAAAGAAATTATTGTTGCTAACTCTTTATGGGAACAAGGCATTTTTCAGCAGAGTATTTGCCACAACGATCAACCATCTCTTACACAAGTAGTTACTAACTGCTCTAAGAGAAATATAGGTTCCAATGGTGGATTTGGGTATAAATCGCAATTTGAGGATATGGACATCAGTTTAATGGACAGCGCATTGTTAGCGCATTGGGCTTGCAGTGAATTTAAGCCAAAAAAGAAACAAAAAATCAGGTATTAGGCGGCTTAGGCCGTTTTTTTAATACAAAAAATTACCGATACCACCGGGCAAGTGGGAGAAAGGAAGATACAAATGAGTGAAGAGTTTAAAACAATTACAACGCAAGAAGAGTTTGACAAGGCGATCCAAGATAGGTTAGCGAGGCAAAAGGAAAGCATCGAGAAACAATACGCAGACTATGTGGAAATTAAAGCTAGAAACCAGGAATTAGAAACGGAAGTAGGCACTTTAAAAGCAGCTCTAGCCGAATCCAACGAAAAAGCCGGGAAATACGATAAGGAAATATCCGAGTTAACTGCAACAATCGCCGGCTATGAAACGGCAAATCTGAAAACAAAAATTGCATTGCAGTACGGTATTCCTTACGACCTGGCTGGTCGGCTTGTTGGAGAAGATGAAAAGAGTATTACAGAAGACGCAAAAAAATTAGCCGAACTCGTAAGGCCAAAGGAGCCAGTGCCGCCCTTAAAAGACACAGAACCAAAGGTAGACGATAAAGACGGTGCTTATAAATCGTTATTAGAAAATCTAAATTTGGAAGGAGAATAGAATCATGACATTATCAAAAGGCAATTTTTTCGATCCGGAACTTGTTTCGGACCTCATCAACAAAGTGAAGGGAAAGAGCTCTTTGGCTGCGCTCTCCCAGCAAGTCCCCATTCCTTTTAACGGACAAAAAGAATTCACCTTTACAATGGACAGTGAGATTGACATCGTAGCAGAAAACGCTGCAAAATCTCATGGTGGGATTTCGATTGCGCCAATTACTATTATCCCGATAAAAGTGGAATATGGTGCAAGAGTTTCGGATGAGTTTCTTTATGCAGCAGAGGAAGATAAAATCAACATCATCAAGGCCTTCAATGATGGCTATGCCAAGAAGTTAGCTAAGGGTTTGGACTTAATGGCCATGCACGGAATAAATCCTCGGTCGGGGGAGGCCTCCGCAGTAATTGGGGCTAATAACTTTGACTCTAAAGTTACACAAATGGTGACATATACTTCAGCAGATCCCGACGCAAATATCGAGGCTGCGGTTGCTTTAGTCCAAGGAGCAAACGGGGCTGTAAATGGAGTAGCAATGTCCCCTGTATTTTCAGCAGCATTAGCAGCAATGAGAACAGGTGGAGACACTAATATTCGTTTGTTCCCAGAACTAGCATGGGGAGCAAATCCGGGTAGTATCAACGGATTAAAAGCAGATATTAACGGTACTGTATCGGCCGGAACAAGTAAAGACCTTGCAATATTGGGAGACTTTACAAATATGTTCAAGTGGGGGTACGCTAAACAAATTCCGTTTGAGGTTATAAAATATGGCGATCCCGACAACAGCGGCAGAGACTTGAAGGGATACAACCAAGTTTACTTGCGCTCAGAAACCTATCTGGGATGGGGGATTATGGATGCAAGCAGCTTTGCAAGAATTGTAAATCCAACAGATATTACATTCACAGCTGTACAAGTAGGAGGAGTATCTCAAACTACTGACACCGCATCTATAGCATTTACATTTAGCGAAGATGTACATGGATTAAGTGCTGCAAACATAACTCTTACAGACGGCACAGGAAAAGCTACGAAGGGAGTTCTTACAGGCTCCGGCAAAAGCTACAGCTTGACGGTAACAGCAGTTGAAGAGGGCAATATAACTGTAAAGATAGCTAATATTGGTGGTTATGCATTCCCGACAACGGCAGCAACTGTTGCTGTTTATGCAGAGGGTGAGTAAGCTATGAGATATATAAATACTAAAACGGGGGCTATCATTGATAGCCCTTGTGCTATTTCCGGAGAAAACTGGCAAATGGCGGAGGAGCCAGTAGCAATCCCTGCAGAAGTGGCAGCTAAGGAAGTAATGGAACCGGATCTAGGAGAAGTCATTGAAGAAAATAGTGAAGTGATAACTTTGTCTGAAATGACAGTTGCAAACTTAAAGAAATTTGCAGAAGAAAATGAAATTGACTTAGGAAAAGCTACTAAAAAAGATGACATCATCAAGGTCATTATGGAGTCCGATGCTGTCGAAGTGGAGTAGGTGAGGGTATGTCAACCTTTGCAACGATTGATGATTTAGCCGAATTATGGAGACCGTTAAAGAATGCTGGAGAGACCACCAGAGCAGAAGTTTTACTTGAAGTGGTCTCTGATTCTTTGCGAGAAGAGGCTAAGAAGGTTGGCAAGGATTTGGATGGGATGGTTGATGATAGCCCATCGTATGCTAATGTCGTGAAATCCGTCACGGTGGACATCGTGGCCAGGGCTCTTATGACTTCTACCGATCAGGAGCCAATGACCCAAATGACAGAAAGTGCGTTGGGATACTCCTATTCGGGATCCTTCCTGGTGCCAGGCGGGGGTCTATTCATCAAAAAAACCGAGCTGGCCAGGTTGGGATTGCGGAAACAGCGTTATGGGGTGATTGATTTCTATGGCCAGGATTAAAGGAACTACGATAACACTAATTGACCGCATTGAGGTTGGAAGGGATCCGTTTGGCGCTCCTATCTATGAGGATATTGAGATCGAGGTGAGTAATGTCCTGGTTTCCCCGACACTCAGTGACGATATTGTAAATCAGCACACCCTGACAGGCCGCAAGGCAGTCTACACATTAGCCATCCCTAAAGGCGATACCCACGACTGGGAAGATCGTGAGGTACGCTTCTTTGGTAAGCGCTGGCGTGTTTTTGGTATGCCTTTGGAAGGCATTGAACAGCTCATTCCTCTCGGTTGGAATAAGAAGGTGGAGGTGGAGCGCTATGAATAAGATGAAATTTGTGCTTAACCGCAGAGGCGTCGCCGAACTCATGAAATCAGAGGAGATTAAAGCTGTCTTAATGGACCATGCCACAGCAATTCGTAATCGCTGCGGGGATGGCTATGAGCAGGATATCTACGTTGGAAAAAATAGGGCTAATGCTATGGTTAGTGCAGCCACCTACCAGGCCAGGAAAGATAATTTAAGAAACAATACTGTATTAAAAGCGGTGAGGTAAATGATCGAAGAAATTGTTAAGAACCACTTAGATGCAAGCTTGGAAGAACAAGTTTTTTTCGAGAAACCAAGCCCAAGCTTTGGCAAGTATGTGGTGCTGGAGAAGACCGGCAGCGACAAGGGCAATCATCTGCCTTCCGCTACCTTTGCGTTTCAGAGTTATGGGAGAAGCCTATATGAGGCTGCCGAGCTGAACGTGAAGATAAAGACGGCCGTAGAGAGCCTAATCGAACTCGATGAAATAAGGGGCGTTAGCCTTAACAGTGATTACAATTTTACAGATACGAGTACAAAAGAATACCGCTACCAAGCGGTATTTGATATCAAATATTATTAGATTAGGAGGAAAAAAGTATGAGTAACGTAGCGAATGTTTCGACTGCAAAACCCAAAGTTGGCGGCGCTATCTATTCCGCGCCTTTGGGGACGGCGTTACCCACAGATGCGACAACGGCCCTAAATGAGGCCTTTAAGAGTTTAGGCTATATTTCTGAGGACGGTTTGACGAACACGAACTCTCCGGAGTCCGAGTTGATCAAGTCTTGGGGCGGTGATACTGTGGTAGTTGTGCAAACGGACAAACCGGATACGTTCACCTACACGTTGATCGAGGCCACCAACGTGGATGTCTTGAAAGAAGTGTATGGCCAGGATAATGTCACGGGAACACTGGAAACGGGGATTATCATCCAGGCAAATGCAAAAGAGCTGGAAGAGCATTGCCTGGTGGTTGACATGGTGCTCAGGGGCGGTGTCCTGAAAAGAATCGCTGTCCCCAATGGCAAAGTGTCTGAAATTGGTGAAATCAGCTATGCGGACGCTGATGCTATTGGTTATGAAACCACCTTGCAAGCTATGCCGGATACAGCTGGTAATACCCACTATGAACCGGCAGGTGATTAATTATGCTCACGGGCAAAACTACATCGGGCTTCGAGTATGTAATTTCAAAGGCAAGGCTCGAAAATTATGAACTAATAGAAGCCCTGAGCGAGGTTGATGAAAATCCCTTACTACTACCCAAAACATTAAACCTGCTGCTGGGAAAAGAACAAGCCAACAAGCTTAAAGATCATCTAAGGGATGATGAGGGCTTGGTGTCATTTGAAAAATTATCAAACGAGATTACGGAGATACTCCAAAATCAAAACGAAACAAAAAACTCGTAATCCTCGCTGGAATGATCTCGGAAGATGAGGGTGCCTTAATATGCGATTTGGCCGAGACATATCAAATATACGATTACAGACAGCTACCACCAACCAGGGTAGCCGTTTTTGCTGTTGGCTTAAAAGATGATTCGAGAATAAAGATGAAATTGAGCGGTCAAAGAGTGTCTTTAAACACTCTGTTATTGGCTTGTATAGCTGACAGATTAAGTATTTTAGTATGGGCGCAAACGAAGGATGGCCAAAAAGGTATTAATAGGCCGGCAATG